AACTGAGGTACTACTATAAGCTGGAGTCCAAACTGGGGAGACATCATGTAAACTATCAATCTTAAGTATCTCCCTATATTGCCTGCCATCTGTTCCTGTCGTCCATACCTCGCTACCTTCATCCGTGCTAACTGTAAAAGCGAAACTGCTACTATCAATGTCACCACGTCTAAGATATTCTAAAAGTTCATCACCCAGATCCGTATTTGGGGCATTGAAACTATATTTAAGTCCTTGTTCGTCTAGTTGTAATTGTAAGCTACCTGTACCATACTTAGACCTTGCTAATACCTTGTCTTGGTCATGGTTAAATAGGCAAAATACATCAGACCTCATTAGTACATCCTCAGTGATTGCAGCAGGGTTAATAGTCTCATAAAATCCTAGGTCTTCACTTTGGCTGTTAAAAACTACTGCATAACCTTCTACTGTTCTACTGTCTTGACTTACTACTGGGGTACTGTTGGTTGCTCGTATTTCTATGTTGTTATCCTTCCTCATCTGTACTACTTGTTAGGTTTGTCTTACTTACATCATTATAGGCTAGGTTGTGGCTGTCTCCATTCTCGACTGGATTATAACCTAGTTGTCTTCTAACTTCATTGATACTGAGAACACCCATACTAAGAAGACTGTTATAGTACCCTGCTAGTTCTGCCTTATTCGTCCGTAAAATTGCAGTCTCATCTAAGCCTAATTCTAATCCAGTACCGCCTGTTAGTTTCCTGTTTAGTTCCTCCTCTATCATCACAATATAGGGGTTAAGCGTGTAAGTAAGGTATTGTAAGTTAGATTCACCTACGCTACTATAACTACTTTTGCTCAAGTCCCCAAGTAATACAGGGCTGATATTAAAGAAACGTGCTATATCAACTACACTAAAATTTCTAGACTCTAACATCTGAGCGTCTGAGCCGTTAATACTGATAGGCTGATAATCCATATTTACAGGCAGCACAACTACACCGCCTCCTTGATTACCTTGTCCAAATGTAGACCGCCAATTAGTAGATATTGCCTGCTTTTGTTCCTCACTTAGATTACTGTGTACCTTTATAATACCGTTTAAGTTGCAGCCATTACTAAAAAAATTCTCTGCTACCTGCTCTGTTTGCTGTGCGATATTGAGACTTCTAGCTGCATGACTCAGAACACTAATACCCTGTACACCGTCAACTGAGTACCTAAGGAAATGTAGTATCTCACTAGGTTGTATCTGTCTAGCACCTATGTATGAACAGGTATAGTATAGGGTGTTATCTTCCTTCCTATAATTACACTGTACATCATCAGCTGGTAAGTATCTAAGTCCTACTACATCCTTACCCTTTTTCTCAATTAGGACATAAGCGTTACCCTTCAATAAAACAGACTGTACTATATTCTTAAGTAGTGTATAGCGTGTCATCCTATTGTTAGTAAAGATGTCATAAAGTGGGTGTTTGTCTAGTAGGTCTGTTCCCTTTGTATTCTTTGCCTTGACTTGAATAGGTAGGGTAGCAATTGAATCACTAATAAGGTTAACTGCACAATAGACCGCACTAAGACTCATAGCACTGCCAGACTGATAACCAAAGCCCCATCCTAGACTTTCTGATAAGTTAGGGTTATAAAAGGGTTGGCCTCGTTTTTCTGGCTTGTCCCTACTTATATTTAATCCTAGTATTTTCATGGTTAAAAATTAAATCCTGTTATTTCGTTATTATATCGTGGCTGTTCTAAATATTTACCTAGTGCATTTAATGTAGAGTGTACACCGTCTATCTTACGTTCGCTGTTATTATTCTGCTTGACTGGCTTAATATTACCGTTACTGTCTTCCATAATCTCACAATTACCAAACATCCAACTAGTTATTAAGTTCTTATCTAGCTTGAGTGTCCCATTACGTGCTATCATCTCAAGATGTCGGGTAGGCCTATTTTGGCTACCGATTGTTTGGCTGTATGGTTGACAATTAAATCCAAGTTCTGTTAGCCTAATAATTGCCATTGTACTCTGCCATTGGTCATAAGAAATACACTCAATAGGTAAGGTCTTGTTAATAGCCTGTATGTCTTCAATTACCCTGTTATAATCTACTACATTGCCTTCTGTGATATTCAGATAACCTAGTCCTTGCCAAAACTTATATTTGTCCCTGTTGCTACTCTCTTGCAGGGCAGATTCTGGTAGGTAGTACCAAGACTTAGAGTAGATTAAGTTGTCGGTTGGTATTACTAAGGTCATTGCTGTTATATCTGAGGTACTACTAAGGTCTAATCCTAAGTAACCTGTACACCCTTGAAATTTTGGGTCTTGAAGGTCTATAGGTGTCATTGAGTCCTGTATATATCTACTAGGAATCCACTCGCCTCGTTCATTACTACACCAGATATTCATTAACTTAGTCTTATAGTTAGTGAGTAATAAAGGGCTATTCTTTGCTTTCCTTAGTTCAGATTGTAAGTAAGATTCAGTAACTGTAATATTTAGATTTGGTTGACATTTGCACCATACTTTATTATCCTCGATGTCGTCCCCCTTATCTAGGGTATAGATAGCACAAAACACACTATCATCTTCTGCCTTACCTTCCAAGATATTTATAAATGTACTTCTAAGTTGGTAGCATGGATTAGACATATCAAAGCCTGCTGTAGTGATATATAACTGTAGGGGCTGAGTTCTCATACCCACACTACTAGTTAAGACATTTGCAGTATTATTAGATTTTGCTGCGTGGTACTCATCTAGACAAAAAGCAGAACAGTTTAGACCGTCCAACTTGTCAGCGTCTGAACTAACAACCTTCATAGTAGACTTGGTAAGGGGAAACTTAATAGAATCCCTGTAATAATTAAAGTACTTACCCTTCTTGTCTATGCTACTAATAAAGTTTTTAGACATCGTAAAAGCTAGCTGTGCCTGTGCGTAACTATTGGCTGCAAAAATTACTTGCGCCTCATTTTCACCGTCTGCTATGAGGTGATATAACATAAGGCCTGCTGCTAGTGTACTCTTGCCACATTTACGGGCCACCTCTATATAGACTTCCCTAACGACTCTAGTATTATCTGAACACCACTTAAAGCCGTATATACTTGCTACTACCCATTTCTGCCATTCTTGCAATACTAAGGGTTTACCAGCAAATTTACCTGTAGACTGTGGTAGCTTTTGTAAGAAATTAACTACCTTATCAACTGCCTTAGAATCAAAGTACCTATCTTCTTTGTCAAACCAGCTTAAGTATCTAGAACAAGCAAGACGAACATACTCACACGCTACTACCTTACCGCCTAAAACATCCCTAGCATAAGATTTGTACTTCTCATCTATCATTGTGTTATCCTAGTATTAAAGGGTCTGGGTAATTCTGTTTGTAGTCGTATGCTAGTACTTCCTCCCTATTAGTAAGTCTTTTAACGGCCTCTATATGAGTTTCTGTAGTGTTTAGGGCCTCAGTCGCATAAATCTCAATGAGTCCTAATAGTTGTCTCCACTGTGCTAGGGGATAGGTAAATGTGTGACCGTGATAAATTTTAGTCATCGTCTCCTTACCTAACTGTTCATGTGCTAAGAGTGCTGCATATAAGATACACCTTTCCTGTTTATCTAACCACATCTTAAGACTGCCTACTGTGAAACTATTAACCTCATCTGAACTGTCGTAAAATCGTATGTCATTAATCTTCTGTACTATTGCAGCCTGTAGTAGTTCTTCCTCAGTTGGCTCTTTGTGTTCATCTACTACTATGTCTTCTTGTTGGTCAGTAGTTGGATTTTCTTCTACTACTTGCCATCCTGCTTGTACTAGTTCTTCCTCTGTTGGGTTAATGATTGTCTTACCGTCTATTTCTAAGTAACCGTCAAATAGGTGTCCTTCTTTAATATATTTCTTCATACCCTTATAATGATTGACTACCAAACTCTAATACTGTCCCTAAGATT